TTATACCCGGTGCTGAAAAAGATACACCTAATAATCATATACTTGCTAAGTTTCCATATTTAAAAAATGAGTTAGCTGAAGACTTTGCTGAACAATTTAGAAAGAAAGAACAAACTCAGAATACTATAAACAAAGCTAGATTACAAACTGATGCACTTAAGTATCAACAAAGAATGAATGATGGATACTATAAACAAAATCCTGATGCATTCTTTGAGGACTGGGAAGCATCTAACGGTAACTCATATGCTAGAGAATTATTTGCTGGCAGCCTAGGATTTAAGAGTCAGTATATAGATGAGAATACAGTAACCTCTACTATTGTACAAGCATATAAAAACGGTGATTCACGATTAGTATATCATGCATGGGCAGCACTACCTGATGAACAACAAAAGATAGGATTTATCTACGATGATCTTAACGGTCTTGCACAAGCACAAGGTGTAGAATTTCAAGACTTAGATAATCACATTAAAAAAATTACAGATGCTACAATAGACGAGGTAGAAAAGGACGGAGTTTTAGATAAAGCTGCTGGTCCCTCAGCGTCTACTATGGCTGATTATATGAGATCTGAGTTATTATCACGTTATGCTAGTGATAGAAATGGTACACCAGAACAGAGGTTTACACGTGCTAAAGAGTCTATAGATAAACAATTAGGATACGTTAATGGTACTCTAGTTAACTTTGATGCTAATGGATATCGTGGATCTGGTTTATTTAAACAGAAACAAGGTAAATCTGGTGCAACTAATAGAATCATATTTACACGATTTGCTGGAGAAAACTTTGGCAACATATCTAGTTTTGAAATTGATGCTACATTAGGTAACAGTAAAGGACAGGCTAGAGTCGACGGCTTAGTAGACCTAGTTGCATCTGATATGGCGTCTACTAACCCTACAATCAACACTTCACATTTATATAATTTACTTAAAACAGGAAAGTCGAATAACGCTTTACTAAATAAATTACTAGATGAAAGTTCACTTAAAGGTGTACAAAAAGAAGACTTTGTAAACACATTAAAAAACACAGTAGATGCAGATGCTCGTACAAAGAAAGCAGTCATGCAATGGGGTGGGGATAAGTGGTGTGATGAACTACTTGGTCCTACAGCTGCTGGATTGTCAAATGATCAGAAAGCTTTACAAGTATGTGTAAATGCGATTGAAGCACAGTTTGATATGCCTGCATGGGAGTTTCTACTAAACGCTAAAAATAGAGAACAGCTACAGAACTAATGGAAGAAGAAACATATGTTCCCGGCCAGATGGTCGAAGAAGAACAAACAACTAAACCAGCTAAACCTGTATACCCTGCTCCTTTTGGGTACAAGTTTGGTAATAGCTCTGTAGACTTATCTATGGAGGATAATCATACTACCATGAAAAATGAATACAATACATGGTGGAATCAAAAAGGAGAAGAACGAGACAAACTTCAAGAAAAGTTTAATCAAAAATACTTTGGTATGTCTACTGATGAAGTTAGACAGAATGAACGTCAAAGTAGTTTTGATGCTAATAATCCAATTAAAAGATTAGACAAGGTATTTCAAGGTCTATCTGCACCCGGTCTAGGTCTAGCTGATTTTGTAATGGATGCAGCTGGTACACTTGTACCCGGGTTTGACAAAGTAGATGAAAAGTATGATCAGGCTACAATGCTTGACAACCCTGCACATCAAGGTCTAAGACGTATATCTTCTATTGTATTACCTTCTATTATAGGTGGTAGTGCAATACAGAATCAACTTAATACTAAGTTAGCTGGTGGTGCATTATTTAGTAAGCCTTGGTTTACAAAGCTATCAGCAAGCATGGCTGCTCACGGATTAGGAGATGCTGCTATATTAGGTCTAAGTGATGTTGGTGAAGACGACACCATGACTGATACATTAGTTCAGTTCTTTCCTGATACATTCGGACCAAAGGGTAAACTACCTTTACCACAGTTATTTCAGACTACTACAAGTGACAGCCCCGGTGTAAGAAAGGGTAAGAACATGTTAGAGTCTGCACCGTTTAGTATATTTGGTAGCGTACTTGGAGCGTTTATTGACATCAAAGGTGGTCATAAAACCTTGGACTGGATGGAGCCGCTAGATGACAAGTCAGCAGCTTACAAGCAGTTAAACATACGCATGGGTGGTGATCCTGACAGGCTAATACGTATACAAGAAATAGATGAAGTATTATCATTAGGTAATAAGAATTTAAGTCGAAGTATGGAAAGACAGCTTATCAATGAGAAGATGGCATTAGAAGAATCTTTAAGTAATATTGATAATATGGATACCTACTACCGTAGATATGAGTATCTTGAAAATGTCGAGAATCAAGCAGCTATTGAAAGAAAAACTGCTAACAACTTTGAACAACTAGAACTTAACGTTAACGGACTTGATCCTGACTTAAATGCAAATGTACTTGATGATGCTGCTAAAGCTAAACAAAGCGTACCTCCCGGTAACGTAGCACGTAACATGGCAGATACAGCAGCTATATTTGCTGGTACATCTAAAGGAGATCCAGCACCTCTAATTACAGATTCTATGAGACGTAAAGGTCTTATGGTAGGCTCTACAAGCCGTGATGCTGTAATGGGTGTAGCTGAAGAAGCTAAAGATATAGGTAGATTTAACGCTATTGTAGATGGTGTGAGATTTAGTTCTAAAGAAATGAATGCAGCTGCATGGGGTATATATAATGATATTATAGATCCTAACGCATCACTTAAAGATGTCCAAGAATTGTTTTTGCAAAACAGGGATGTCAAGAATTTAATGATGGGTAAGTTTAAAGTAGAAGTTATAAACGAAGATCAAGCAAGAGCAGCAGCGTTTGCTATGCGTGATCTTGTTGATAGATTCTTAGGTAGAGAAGTTACAGCTTCGTCTGCTAGAGCTATGGATACTCTAGGTAGAGAAGCTTCTACAATTGCTCAATCTATAACTGAAATGGCTCCGTTTGTCGATGACAACCGTGCTATGGATTTAATCATTAACAAGCTCGAGTTCTTAATGGATGAGTATGGACTTAATAAATACTTATCTGGTTGGTCACTACGTAACAAAAACTGGTTTGATCAATTACCTCCCGGTGATGTAAACAAAGCTGTAGATACTTTATTAAACGAGTTTCAGACAGCAGAAAACTCTATACATGCTAAGAATAAAAGATTTACTAAAGAACTAAAACAACTACGTAAAACAAATCCAGACGCTTTACGTCCATTAATCGATGCATATGCACATACTAATGGTGATGTAGACAGTCTTGCTAAACTATACAAATGGGCAGCAGAACAGATTACACCACTAGGACTACTTAAAAGTCCTGATCCTAAAAACTTAAACTTGTTTGCTAAGGGTGCGTGGGGTGTAAGATATAATAACATGTTATCTGGTATATCAGCTTTCAGAGCTGGTATAGGTAATGGCTCACAGCTTATACTTAGACCAATCACAGCTGTACTAGGTCATGCTGTTAAAGGTGACATGGACAATGTAATGAAGACTATTTATTACAATGGTGCTGTATGGGAAACTAACAGACGTGCATTAACTGACGCATTTGAAATGATGAAGAAAGTTAACCAAGATCCTACTGCAATGTTAAATGCTTATCGTAAAGATTATGTATTTAAAACAGACAAGGCTTGGGACATTATGGAAGGTGTTGCTAAACTGTACGAGAAAGATGGTAACTGGGGTAGATCCTATCAGCTTAAATCAGCAGCTGCATTAACACAGATGTCTAAAATGAAAGGTCTGCGTTACGGTATGACAGCAATGGTCTTTCCTGATATATTTACTAACACACACAACGCACACTACTACTCACGTGTTAAAGCATACGAGGATGTATTTAGTGAGTCTGGTTATGCAGACTGGCAGAAGATCTTTGAAGCTGAAAACAGACATTATAAGAACTTCTTTGATGAGAATGGACTGGTTAAAGATCAGGTACTACGATCAGTTTCTGGTGAGATACAACTTAACCTAGATGACGGTGTAGCTAGCTATCTTACAGAAGCTACTACAGCATATCCTATACTCAAAGAATTATTAGCGTTTCCACGTACTGCATCTAACTATGTAAAAGCAGCATTATCTTGGACACCTATATCAGCTATACCCGGTATTAATAAGTACGGTAAGACTATATATGCTAGATCAGCAGACGATATAGCAGCAGCACTTATGGAGCATGGTATAGACGCAAGTAAAGAACCTTTTGCAGATGCTATCTTTAAACAACTACAAGCTGAGTACGTAGGTAGACAGGCTTTTAGTAGCATACTTATAGGTACATTATGGGGCTATGCTATGGGTGGTAACATTCGTGGTAATGGTCACTACAACGCATCTAAGCGTAACAAAGAAAGAGACGAGATGGGTTATAATCCTAAGACTATCCGTATCGGTGATAACTGGTATAGTTTTAAAGGTCTTATAGGAATTGAACACATACTTACACTGATTGGAGATCTTGCATACTATGCATCTGACATGGATGAGCATATGCTAGAAAACTTTATATCTAAAGCTACATGGACTATTGGTGCAACATTCTTAAACGAATCACCATTAACTATGATAGAACCTTTGTTTGATGCACTCAATGGTAATGAACGTGCATGGGCACAGCTAGGAGCTGGTCAGACATCTTGGATACCAGCTAGTGGAACGTTAGGTGTAGTTGCAAAAGCTATAGATAATGCACAGAAAGATTTGGCTGGTGAAGTACAGTCTTTTGTAGCTAACAGATTACCCGGTTTCAGAAACATGCTACCGAATCAGATAGATATATGGACTGGTACTCCACTTAATGATATTGATAATCCAGTACTACGTGCACTTAATGCACTGAGTCCTGTCAAGGTCAGTGGTACAAACGAACCATGGCGTGTATTCTTACGTGACATACGTTACGACGGTCTGAGTATGCTTAAAATGGATAGCACAGGATCATACGAATGGAAGCCAGAAGATAGAGAACAGATAAACACATACATAGGCGAACAAAAGTTGTTTAAACAAGTTGAACGTCTAATGAATAATAAAAGGTATAAAAAAGAAATTGAAGCTTTACGTACGTTTAGAAGATCTAGTCTTCGAAGAGCTGACGAAAGAATCAAACTAAAAACTGAATTATTACCTATACACCAAGAGCTTAGTATGATAATACGTGAAGCTCAAAAGCTTGCCGAGGCTAGATACCTTAGCGAGAATCCTAATATTGAACAATCTATTATTAACGCTCAACTTGCAAGAGAAGAGATGAAAGTAGGTAATGTAAATGAAGCCGCCAACATACAAGAAAAGGATTTAGAAACACGAAAATTAATTAATTACGGTAACTAACATGAGTGCTGTTACAGAAAACAACTATACTGGTAACAATAGTACGACAACGTACTCTTTCACATTCCCATATCTTAAGACCTCGGACATTACAGTAAGTCTCGATGGTGTGGCTACTACGGCTTTTACACTAGCCAATGCAACCACAATACAATTTAATACTGCTCCTACTACTGGAGCCCTAATCAGAATATTCAGAGAAACCACAGTTGATGATTTAACAGCAACATTTTATGCTGGCTCGGCAATCAAATCAGAAGATCTAAACGATAACTTTACACAAAACTTATACGTTACACAAGAGGTAAACCAAAGGTATGTTCCGACTACTGGAGGTACTTTTACTGGTAATCTAGATCTTGGTAACAATAAAGTTACTAATCTTGGTAATCCAGTTAACGGCGGTGATGCAGTTAATAAAACTACATTAGATTCATCTATTGATACTGCTATCGAATCTGATATTTTAGCTGGTACTGATTTATCAAAAACTGCAAGTGGTGGACAAGTAACTATTGATCATAACGTTGCTGGTGCAAACACTACAATTAACAACAGCAATGGTAATGTTATTCAAGATATAACTATCTCAGCTCAAGGTCACGTTACAGCAGCTGGATCTACTGACTTAGATGGTAGATACTACACAGAAACTGAACTAGACGCTGGACAGTTAGATAATAGATACTTCACTGAAACTGAACTTAGTGGAGGTCAACTCGATAGTCGCTATTATACAGAAACAGAATTAGATGCTGGTCAATTAGATAACAGATATTATACAGAGACCGAGTTAGACGCCGGTGCTCTTGACCCCTTATATTTTAGACAAGATAGTAGTGAGACTATATCTAGTGGACAAACTTGGTCTGCTAGTGATAGTTATGTAGCTACCACATCTGCTATTGATGCACGTATTATTGACTTAGTTGATGAAGTTGGTGGTTTTGATATCGTCAACGATGAACAAAGTTTTCCCGATACAAACCCCGGCGGAACTACAGGACAGTCAGCTGTTTTAAGTATCAAAGCAGCTAGTGCAAACTTAGTTCCTAGTGGCACAACAGTTACTATAACTAATGGTAACTTAGCTAATAATGCAAATATTACGATTACTGGTGTACCTAGTACAATCGCTCAAGGCTTTGGATTCTTAGTAGAATCTACCAGTACATTACATACATATACTTTTCACAGATTAGTACCAAAGGCAACAGAGGTAACTACAGTTGC